GGCTACGCGCCTCCCTTCGCGGCAGGGGCGGCGAGGGCGCGCAACCTGCCGCACAGCACCTCCAGCGAACGTCTCGCCGCGGGGTGACAGGCTGTCGAGTCGGCGAGGCTCATTGCCGCGCCAATCGCCTCCTCCAGCGCCTTGCCCCGCGCCTCGCGGATGGCCTCCACAATCTCCGGCACCGTCCCGTCAGGCAGGCCGACGGCGGCGCGGATGGGATCCATGGCCATCGAGTGCACAGTCTGCCAGTTGCGGTCGAGGGCGTGGTAGCCGGCTTGCGCCTCGTCCCTCTCCGCCACCAGCCGCCCCCTCACCTCGTCCCACTCCGCCACGGCGCGGGCGTAGCGCGAGGAGGAGGCGGCGAGCTGGGCGCTCAGTCGCTCATTGGCTTCAAAGACTGCGGCGTTCTGCTTCGTCAGCCGCTCCACGTCTGCGGCGAGGCCCCGCGCCCTATCCGCCAGTGCCCGCACCTCGTCCTTGCGACCTGCATCGGAGAAGGCGTACACCATGAGCAGGATCGCGTCGGCGAGGTCCCCCGTCCCCGCGTCGTGCCGGCCCAGCGCCTCCCGCTCCCAAGCCTGCCCGCACGGCACGCAGGCACACGGCGCCGACTCGCCCTCAAGAGGACGCAGCGCCAAGCAGGGCGCATGGTCACCCGCGGTGCACCACTCGCAGACAGCCTGCGTCAACGGCGTCCCCGCGTCGTGCCGGGGCGCGGAGGGCACGTCCGCCGCCTTGGCGCGCGCTTCGTCCTCGCGCCACTTCCGCGCGGTCACTCGCCGCGGGCAGTCGGGCTCCGAGCAGATGGCGCAGTCATCGTCCGTTCCGTCGGCATCGCTCACTTGCCACCTCCAATCGCATCGACCATCCCGCGGAGTTGCGCGGGGCTGAGGGTGGAGAGGGCAGCGCGGAGACGGTCGGTGACCACCATGCCGCGGCCGTTGTACCGCACCGCGTCGATCACCTCGTCGGCATCCGCCACGGCGCGGGCGTAGCGGTCGGAGGCGGCGGCGAGCTGGGCGCGGAGGGAGTCACGCTCCGCCTCGCACTTGGCCAGCCCGTCGCGCAGGTCCGCGGCGGTGGCGAGGTTCCGCCCCATTTCTTCGACCAGACCTTGCGCCCTCAGCAGTTCGTCGCGGGCTCGCTTGTAGTGCTCCCTGACGGATGCGTCCTGGCAATTGACGAAGGCGTGGTTGAGCGCAAGGCGTCCAGCGATGATGAAGTCGATGAGCCCCACGCCGGTTCCCTGCTCCTCGTTGAGTACCCCCGCGCGCTCCATCGGGATCACTTGAGTGCAGTTGCACGGAAACCAGCCACCGTCGGTTTTGACCACACCCCGCCCGCGACAAGCCGAGCACGCCAGCGTGTTGGCCACTGCCTCCGCCTTGAGCGCCCCCACGTCCTCCCCGCCCGGCGACGGGGGTGCCGATGCGATCATGCGGTCGATGCAGTCGGCGCACTTCGTCTGCCCCTTGAGGTTCAGCCGCGCGCCGCACTCGCAGGTGGGCGCGGGGTGGTCCCCCGTCCCCGCGTCGTGCCGGGGCGCGGAGGGCACGGCAGGCTGCGCCACTTCCTCCCAGTCGCCCGCATGCTGCCGGCACGCCAGCGCCTTGCCATCGAAGCCGTGCGTTGCGGTGTTGGCGCAGTGCACGTTGGCGAGGCACCGCTTCCGTTCGTTGCTCACTTGCCACCTCCAATCGCATCGACCATCCCGCGGAGTTGCGCGGGGCTGAGGGTGGAGAGGGCAGCGCGGAGACGGTCGGTGACCACCATGCCGCGGCCGTTGTACCGCACCGCGTCGATCACCTCGTCGACCGTGGCGCTCGGTGCGGGCTGCTCAGTGCCCCACCCCTCGATCCACGTCACCGCGTCGTGCCACGAATCGGGCGCCGGATGCGTCGCACCGTTCGCCGCGAGGGCATCGCGCACGACGCGAAACACCATGTCGCTCGGCTGGGTGGGGTCAACGATCGCCACGGCAGCGGCAGCCACGGCGCCGCATGCGTAGGCAAGCGAGGTGTCCCCGTTGTCGTTCGGTGCGGGCTGCGGCACGGCGGGAGCACCACTGAGCGGCTCCTCGCACGCACAGCACCGCGAACGTCCGGGGTGCGCGGAGAGGCATGCCGCGTGGTCGCACTCTTCCCGCGGCGCCACAGGCTGCACCGGGGCGGGCGGCAACGTCCAGTCGAGGAGGTGCGCGTTGTCGCGAGCCCAGGCGTCGGCGGCGTCGCGGGCGTTCTGGTACGCATCGCCGCCGTTGCTGGCCAGCTCGGCGCCGCTCATCGTCAGTCTACCGCCCCGCTGGAACACGCGCCACGCACAGCCGATGTTCGGGCGCCAGTTGTCGACGATGAGCATGGTTCGCCCGTCAATCAGGCGCCTCCATGCCTTGTCGCCGAACGGGTTATCCTCCGTCCACTCCCCCGCCACGGGCTTTGAGGCAACGGGCTGGGCAGCGGCGCGGATCTCCTCGCGGGCAAGCTCACGCACGCGGGACTCGGTGAGTTCGGGGCTCATCGGCGCACCGCCGCGTACTGGCACTCCGTTGCTAGGACATGGCGCCCGTCGTCGAGGCGGATGATCGTGCGCCACGGGTCCGCCGCGTCGTCTCGTACGACCGTTCCGAACGCGGTGCGGCTCAGGTCGTAGTCAAAGCACACTTCCACGCGCTGCATGGCGTGCTTGCCCTGCTCGGGGAATCGATCGAATCCGATGTTTGCGTGTACTCCCATGGTCATCGTCTCCTCGTCATCCAATCCACCGCCACGGTCCCGCGGCGCCGATCTGCGAGCGCACGCCGCGGGGTCCATCTACTTGGCCAGCAGCGCGCGGACTGCCGCGTCCTTTGCCTCCAGCAGCTTCCGCAGGGCCACGGTGCGCTCGGGGTTGCGCGGCAGGGGAAAGCCAGGGAGGGATCCGGCGTGCTGCGGCATCGGCTCCGCGATGGCCGCCGCCAGTTCACAGAAAGGCTTTGAGATCTCCTGCAAGTGCGGCGGCAAGTGCTCGTAGGCGAAGTACTGCAAGATGTGTTCGATCGGTGCGGGACTCGGGGTCGGATCGTCGTTCGGGTACATGTGTTGCCTTTCTGCCGTCAGCGACGGCGGGTAATCCAATCCACCGCCACGAGCCCCGCGAACCACCCCGCCACGAGCAGCAGGGAGCAGGCGATGGAGAGGGCGGTTCTCATTCCCTTGCCGCCTTCCACCCGCGGGCGCGCATCCTCCCCGCGATCACCTCCGCCCTCAGCGCAGCCGCTCCGGGCTCACGGGACAGGTCCATGCGCCACAGGAGCGCGCTCGGCACTTCGCGGCCAGCCTGCATCGTGTCGATGATCCGGCGCTGAACGGCGATGGGCTGATAGCGCAGCACGTCGGCGGTGAGCAGGCGGTCAAGTGCCGACGGCTGCGGCGTGCCGACGCTGATGGTGATGGGAACTTGCCTCGGCCAGACGGGGACCGTGAAGTTGTTGAGCGACAAGACCACGAACTCACCGCCGGAACCGCTGGCGCTGCCGCCCTCGGAAACGACCTGTCCGAGATACTGGCGGGGAACCTCCGTCTCCCGCTTCGGCGCACGGGCAGCGAGGATGGCGGCGGCCTTGGCGCGGGCCGCGTCGCGCTCGCGGATGGCGTGGTCCCACTCGTTCCCGCCCTCAACCACGGCGCGGCAGCATGCGCGCCACCCGTTCAGGTTAGAGGCACTGAGTGTGCCAGAGTGGCCTCGCGCCGCGTATGCCGCCTGACTGCAATCGTCGATCTCTGCGTCCGTCAGGTCGCTGCTCTTCATGGTTCCTTCCCTTCCGTTGCGCGCCGCACGATGGCGCGCAGTTTCCCCGCGGCGCTCGCCTTCTCCTCGGGGCTGAGCTTGCGCCATGCCTTCACGGTTTCCACTCGCATGCGCACGCTGATGGTTGACCAGCCGTCGGATTTCGGCGGGCGAATTCGAGGCTTGCTCACGGGTGCCAAGGTATCATCTCCGGGTGGCCTGTCAACAGTCTTTCAGCGGGCGCTTTCTCACCGACGGCGAGCCTTGCGCGGGGGCAACTTGTCGGAGTCGAGCCCGCGCCGGTCGATGCCGATCGTGCACGCTTCCCGTTCGGCCACCTTCGCAGCCTCACGGCGTTCACGTTCTCGACGGCGGAAGTAGGAAGGTTTGAGGACGGCGCAGGCTTCGGGGGACTGGCAAGGACGCTTGCCGCACACGGTGCAGTGGTACGCGGACACGGCTACCCGTTGGCGCCGGGCTCGGGGATGGCCTCTCCCGTGTTGGGGTCACGCTGCGGTGCGCCCCATGCCTTCAGGCGGTGAAGGTCCGATGCCGTCCACTCGGCCACCGGACGCCCGATGAACCGTTCCGCGTCCACGCGGGACTTGCCCTGCTTCGTCAGCCACCCAACGGCCGTGAGGTTGCGCGCGCTGTCCACTTCGTCCGATGGCGCGCTCCGCTCCTCGCCCGCAGGTTCCTTCATGTCCGCCGTGGCGATGCCGAGCAGGGAAAGCGCCGTGTACCGCTGGAGAAGCGTGATGGTGCTGGCCACCGCCTGAGCCGGAGACTTGCTCCCGCTCGTGTCCGGCGGCGCGCTGATGGTGCACTCCTCCCTGTGTCCGGCCATGTGCGTGAGGCGGCACGTCACCGACACGCCATCCTTGCCCGTCGTCGGGGTCCACGCGAGGGAGAAGCCGTGCTGCGTGAGCGGACCCGTGATCGCATCCATGGCCCCCGCAAGCGAGGCGTGCGTGTAGGAAGTCCGTCCCTTGGCGCTCTGGAAATCGACCTTCATGTCACGGTCGATGACCGTCGGCAGGTCGCGCTTCAAGGCCACGAGCGCAGCGGCAAACGCCTTGCGCGCCTCGTTCGCCTCAAAGTCCTTTTGGACCGCCAGCAGTTCCCGTAGCGTCTCCGGGTTCGGGTTCTGCGCGAGCATGCGCATGCCCATCGCAACCACGGGGCTCATCGCCGCATCCGTAGCGTGCTCGACGATGGTGATCGCCTTGCCGTCGTGAGGTTCGCTCATGGTTAGAAGTCTCCATCCGGTTCGTTGTCGATGATCTGCGTCACCGCCCACGGCGGCAACTCCAGCGAGCGAAGCTCCGGCGCAACGCCCGGCCAGTAGTCCGCCGCCGTGCACTCGGCCAGCCGTTGCAGCAGCGAGCGATAGATGGCCCGGCCCGTCTCGTAAGCCTCCCGCGTGAGGCGGAAGCACGCCACGTCGAAATCGTCCTTCGCGCGGACCGCGATGATGTGCGGCAGGCTTGCGCCCGTGCACCGTTTCGCCGCCATCGCGCCGTCGTGGTAGAACGCCACCTGCGAGGCATACCCGTAGTTCACGGTGTCCCGCTCAAACTTCGCGGGCGAAGGGTCGCGACTGGACTTCAGATCGATGATCAAGTCGGGGCGGAGGTAGTCCAGTCTGCCCTTGCACAGCAATCCCGTGTCCGGGTCCGTCCACGTCACCGACTCCTCAGCGATGCCGGCGCGCAGCAGGTCGCGTGCAACCCGATGCTCCATGACCGCCGCAGCGGCGGCGGTGGCGATCTCGTGTTGCTTGTCGCTGATGGCCTCGCGACCTGGGAACGCCAGCGCAACGCATGCCGCTTGGTATTCCTCGGAAGTCATGGCCGACGTGGCGAACTCGGGGTGTTCCGCCACAAGCGCCTTGCCTTCCTTGCTGCTGCGCGGTGGCGCATGCTCCCTGATGGTCGCCGCGTCGAGGACCACGTATCGATCCGCGAACGTCTCCGGCTCCAGCACCATGCAGTGAATCGCCCCGCCGATGACGTAGGACTTCTTCCGCGGTTCCGGGTTGGCGAGGCGGTAGCGGTACATCCGCGGCGAGACGGAGATGTACTTGAGCGACGACCAATTGACGCCGCGGATCGAAGCATAGGTTTCCGTCTCGCCGCGGGCGGTCACGGCTGCTCCGCTCGCTGGTACGTCTTTCCGGTGAGCGTGAGCCGCCCCGTGTGCCGCATCCAGTCGATGCAGCCGTCCACGGTGTCCACGCCGTAGTTGCTCAGCGCCTCTTTCGCCGCGCGCTTGCTGCGGCCCTTGCCGTCGGCGAAAAGCCCGGTCACGTCGCGGATGACCGCCTCGTCGGGGAGCGGCGGTTCCTTCTCGACGCGCGGCGCCTTCGGTGCCTCCGCGCCGATCTTCTCCTCGACGACGGCCGTGCGCGTGGTCACGAAGCACCATCCCTTCCCGAGACACGGGGCGATGGCCTGCGCGATGGCGAGGTTGAGCCCCGGAACATCGACAATGGTTCCGTCGGTGCGCTTGAGGACGATGGCGGGCGATGCGGTCGGGTTCATGATGCCTCCGTTGGTTGAATGCCCGTCTCTCCGGGCCGTCACGCCTTCGACTTTCACCCGCCCCTCTTTCCCTTGCGGGTGCCACTTAACTGCGGGCGGTTTGGGTCGCGTTTCATGCGGCGTTCTCAGGGTGCCGATCGCCTAGCACCATCGGCCCGACAGGCGGTAACGAGGCTGTCGACCCACGGCATGCACCGGCATGCTCAGAGTGAGCGGCGTCCGGTCCTTCCCCGGATAGGAATGACACGCAGAGCATGGCTTCCAGTCGAGATACCCATGTTGCGGCCTCGTGAGACTCGACTCTCACGACACGTCATCTCGCCGTGCTGCGCCGCTCGTAATCAAAACGGGCAATCGTCGTCGCCCGGCCCGAAGTCCGGCGGTGGCGGCGAAGGCTCCGGCACGCTTCCTCCTTGCCGCGCAATCTCATCTTCGATGTCCGCCAGCAGGTTGCGCTCCTTCTCGTGAAACCGGACCTTCGCAGGGTCGCCCAAGGTCCGCCGGCAACCCGCGGCGTAGTATTCAAGGTCAGCCATCGTCGCACCGGCAATCGGTTGATTCTTGCTGCGCCCGTAGTTCGGGAACACCGGACCGGATGCGCTTCCCTTGCCCTCAGCCGCACGCGCGGCACTGCCGGCAGGGATGCGCCCGGATGCCTCCAGGTCGCGCGCCTCGCGCCGCTTCAGGTCCGCCCGCAGTGCGTTCACCGCGTCCAGCAGGGAGCGGCCAAGCTCCATCAACGCTTCGGTGCCTTCGGTGGACATTCCTTCTCCTGCATCTTCATCCCGCGTTGGACCATCTCACGGTCACCCTGCCGCCATCCGGTCCGCAGCAGCAGCGCGGACACGTCGGCGAGCACGTCAGGCGGCGGGCTGCTCGGTTGCGGTCGGCGCGACATCGACCACCTCGACGGGAACGGGAGGAGCCACAGGGGCGGTGTCCTTCTTGGGCTTCGACGCCTTCGACTCGGCCTTCTTCGCGAGAAGCACGACGCCGGGCCGTCCGGGGGCAGGCTTCGCCTTCGGCTTGGCCGGCGCCTTCGGAACAGCCTTCGCAGCCGCCTTCGCTTTGGCGGCCGGCTTCGCAGCCTTGGTCTTGCTCGCCTTTTCCGGCTTGGCCTTCTTCGCTGCCGCCTTCTGCGCCTTGCTCCACTTCGCCAGCGCCCGCAGGCGGCCAGCCCCATAGGCGATGATGAGCGTCAGCGCCTCGGAATCGCTGATGCCGCGCAGCTTCGCGATCCCCTGAATGTCCTTCTTCGCTTCCTCGGTGAAATTCACGGTTGCCATGCGGATCTCCTTTCGCGGATACGATGAGCACGATCCGCGAAGGTGTCAACAAAAAAGAGATCCTACCCCATGGACTCGAAAAGGTCCGGCTGCTTCACCGACGCTGCCGCCTCGCGCGCAGCGATGGATTCGAGGTTGGCGATGGCCTGCCGGTAGTAGCTCGGTTTGAGTTCCACGCCGACCCCTCGGCGACCGTGCTTCACCGCGCCGTACACCTCGGAACCAACCCCCATGAACGGCGTGAGCACGTTCTCTCCGGGGTTGGACCACAGCAGAACGCACCGCTCGATCACGTCAAGTTGCAGCGGGTGAACGTGCTTCTCGTCCTCGGGATCCTTGCAGTCGCGGAACGGGAGCACGTTGTCGATGCGGATGTCATCCCAGAACGCGGAAGCGTACTGCCTCCAAATCCAGTGAGAGTATCGGTTCTCCGTCTGCTTCCCAGTCCACCCCTTGAACGCCTCCAGCTCCGGAGGGATCTGCCGCTCCCCCGCGTAGTACGTGAGCCCGGTCGGATGCGCGATGGGGACGGGGTTCTCTCCGCGCTTGCGGAACATCAGCAGGTAGTCCGCCGAGGCCACTGAGCACCGCGACGAATCGTCCACGATGGTCTTGTGCGCGAGGTTCTTGGCGAGCGTTCGGTTGCGCACCCCGAGCGGCTCCTTCCATACGCAGTACCGCGCGACGTACTTGAACCCGCACTTCTCGTGCAGGCGGATGATATCGCCGGGGAAGTCCATCAGGTGATCGCTGCCGGTATTCCCCGAGGGGATGTCCATGCAGTGCACCCCGGACATGCGACCCGGAAGCGTGACCCGGAACAACTCCCGGATCAAAAAATCGTACTGCGTCATGAACTGCTCGTAGTCAACGCAGTTGGAAAAGTCGCGCTCGCTGCTGCTGTACTGGTAGAGCCCGGCGAACGGAGGGCTATACACAGACAGGTGAATGGAGTCCTTCGGGAGCGCCGGGATGGCCTCCATGCAGTCCCCATTGTACACCGCCCATCGGTCGGTAATCTGCTGGTCGATCACAGCCACGTCGGCACCTTCTCTTTCGTCGGGAACTCGCGCCCGCGTTCGATGGCCATCTCGTCGCGCATGTGCGCGGTCATCTCGGAAAACATCCGGTCGGCCGCCTCGGCCTTGCGGCGCAGGTTCTCAATTACGCGCTCCTCGCCGTCGCTGATAACGTGGTCAACCACGACTTCGTTCACCTGCCCGAAGCGCCAGAACCGCCGAACCGACTGGTAGTCCTGCTCGAAACTGTGCGACGCGAACGAAGTCATGTGGGCGCAGTGCTGCCAGTTGAGGCCCCACGCCCCGATGACCGGCTTGGTGATGAGGACTCGGACCTTTCCACCCGAGAAGGCGGTGAACTTCTCCTCTTTCTCGTCGTCGCTGTCCTTGCCGCTCACCTGCACTGCGCCGGGGACCAACTTCTCCAGCAGGTCGCCCTCGTCGTTCAACTGGCACCACATGACGGCAGGGAGCCCCGTGTCCGCGACCAACTTGGCGGCCACCTCGCATCGTTCCTTCAAGGTGCGCCGCCGCTCCTCGCGCTCCTCGGCCAGACCGACGGCCGGAAGGTTGAGCAGGCTCCCATCCCGCGGGCGGTGCGCGGCCACCACATGCTCGCGGCGAACCAACGGCGGCAACTGGAATCGGCCGTCATCAAACCCCAGGTCCGACGGTCGGCGAACCGAGCGAGCCCACGAGCACACCCAACGCCAGAACGGTTGCTCCGCGTGGCCCTTGAAGCGCCAGAACTTCTGCCCGTGCAGACCGCCGCCCTTGCCGATATACGCACGATGCGTGCTGCTGTTGTTCGCATCGTTCTTGAAGAATCGGTTGAGCATGTCCATGTGCCCGAGGTATCCAAGCGCCTCGGAGGACGTGCCAAGTTCGACGTAATCATTCGGGGCTGCCGTCGCCGTGCACAGCAGGCGATAGCGGTGCTTCTTCATGAACTCCGTGATGGCGGATCTAGTCACGCCGTCGAAGTTCTTGAGGATGCTGGACTCGTCGCACACCACACCAACGAAGTCGTCGGCGTTGAAGTGGTGCAGCCGCTCATAGTTCGTGACGTGGATTCCGGGTCCGATGGCGCCGGCCACGGCTCGCTTGACGGAGATTCCGAACTTCTCCGCCTCTCGGATGGTCTGCGATGCCACGGCGAGCGGGGTCAGTATCAACACCGCTCCGTTGGTCTTTCGGACCACGTTGTCAGCCCACACGAGTTGCATCAGTCCCTTGCCAAGCCCGCAATCGGCAAGGATTGCGGACCGCCCCTTTCTCATGGACCACTCGACCAAGTTGCGTTGAAAATCGAACAACGCATCATGGAGCCACAGCGGCTCGAATCCATGATTTCCGTCGAGTTGAGACTTCTCTTCAATAAACCTAGCGTAGTCCATCACCGCACCAATCGATAAGGATCAACGCTGGCGCCACCGAAATGGACCCTGGCATGGTATGCTTGATTCGGCAGAACCGCCAAGTTTTCGGGAGAATTATTCCGCCTGTCGTTGTCGATGTGGTGCACCACTTCCTCCGGTAGAAGTTTTCTTCCAAGGTGAGCCATTGCCACTATGCGGTGCATGTGGCGTGCTCCAACCTTTCTGTACACGCTGTCACTTGCGTGCTCTAGCCGCCATCCCTGATAGCAGTCTCTGGAGCAAAACTGATACTCCCTCTTCCCTATGTCTTGCTCTCCGAACCGGCGATAGAACGACTCGTCGCACATCTGGCACTGCAAGGTAGACCCGTTCCTCTTTGCCTCGTTTGAGCAAGGCTTAGAGCAATACACCTTGGACCCTGGCTTTTCAAAGCAGGCCAGACGCTCGAAATCGACTCCGCAGGCTGGACATACGTACTTTTTCCTTGGCTTCCACGGTGGCATCTGGCTAGTAAACCACGGCCGAGCCTGAGAGTCAACCGATTCCGCAGGAAAAAATAACGCTCATCGGTCCGCTTGTCAACAAAAATCGCTCACGCGCATCAACTCGTCAAACGCGCGGTCGGCCTCCTCGTTGGCCCGGCGCATGAGCCTGCGGGCCGTGGCCATGAGGCCGGGGATGTTGCGCCGGTCCGTCTCCTCGCACAGCCTCCGCGC